CTCGGATCTCATCGAAGCGGGCCTGCAGGTCGGGCGAATCCAACTTGACCACCAGCGCGCGCCACGGGGCTTGGCCGATGATCTCGTACTGGGTCGACAGATTGGCGATGTACACATCACCAGCCGGCGACCCAGCCGGGATACCGTCTCGGGCATAGAACAGCGTCACATGCATGTCGTCCGGCAGAACGCCGCTACCGACGCCAATGCTCAGCATGTGCTTAGCAATCACGTTGGCAGCGAGGCTGTCAGGCTTGACCGATACGAATCCATTCAGCGCCGCGTCGGTAGTAGTCTTGCCGCCCAGGTCGAACTCCGGCATTCCGTCACCGTCATCACCCAGCCCAGCGTCTTCGTCCTTCTCGATCTTTTCCTGAGCCGCGATCTGCTCATCGGTGATGGCGTAGGTGCCTTTACCCTGTGCGCGGCGCATGGCATGGCTTGGGCGAATCACACCGCTCTCGATGTTCATCGCATCCGCCTGGGCGTCGGCAAGGTCTTCCTGAGCCTGCTCATTGCCCGAAGGCAGCGACAGCGGATTCCACTCGAATTCAATGCCTTCCGGGTACGTGCCCAGCGCCGAGCGGATCAGCACCTGGTCCAGCGCTTCAAGGTCGAGACGCATTTGGCCGTCCTGCTTGCCCTTGATGGTGCCGTGGTAGGTCTTCAGGTCGCCCTCACCGGTTGAGCTGAGGCCTGCTGCTGATTGGCCCCACAACTCGGTCACCGGCATTTCAGCGGCGCCTGCCGTCCACACCATGAACTGCTCCATGATCTGGCTGAGGCCGGAGAAGGCGATGCTCTTGCGATCGAATGTCTCGTTTCCTTCGTCCAGCAGAGCCAAGTTCACGATCGACTTCATCATGCCGAACAAGCGATACCGCTCGGTGATCATGTCTTTCGACGGCCCCGCAAGCTCGCTCTTCAGGTTCTTCACGCTGATCGTGTCGACGTTGGCTTCCAGTACCAGGGAGGCGATACCGCCCTTGGTAGCCACAACGTCGCGCAGGTCGGACATGCAGCGGCGTAGGCGACTGTCACCCCATCCCTGTTCGAACATGCGCATGCGGCGCGGCAGGCGGGCCCCAGTGCGGCGGACGATGTGGCTGTAGTGAATCTTCTGGGTGCCGTTAACCATCATGTAGAACTCGGGCATCATCCAGTTCGGTTTGAGCGGGTCGGTCAGGTTGAATTCAATCGGCTGGATGTCCCAGCGATCGAGCACAACCAAATTCTTCAGCCCACCCTTCTTGATCTTGTCCAGGTCGAGCGGCTGACTCAGATCCTGCTTGGTCACCATCAGCAGTGCAGCACCACCGTACAGGTCGGCCCAGCAGCAGGTATCCAGATAGGCCTGCTGCACACCGAGACGGCGCTCTTCGGATTCGATCTGCTTGGACTGCTTGCCGCTGAATTTACGCCACTCTCGCAGCGCGTCTTCGTTCGGCTTGTCCACGATGCGGCGGGCGATCCAGTTCGACTGATACGCCGCTTCCAGCTCGAACTGGTTCACGAACTCGAAGCCGAAAGAGTTGTGCGTGCGCTTGTCCCGACCGGTACCGAGATTGGCCACCAGGTTGGTCAGGCTATCGGTGGTGGGTACCATCACGGCCTTGATCTTAATTCGTGGTTTTGACTCGGTCATGATTTGGTCCTATTCCGCGACACGTTTTCGCGATGCTTGTTTTGTGTCGCGGGATATCTCGTCAGCACACTCAGTGAATGCACTCATGAGATATGGCGGGCATGTAGCCCGCCTTCTGTCTCAACCACCCCCGGAGTCCATACAGCCACCTTAGGGCTGCGGTCCTCTTCGCGATTGCGATCAGGGGTTGATGTGAATGGTTTGCGGTCTAGCCGCAGGGGGTATCCGGGTTCCGCTGGCCACTGGAACACATAGGCCAGGAACAAGAAGAACAGGGCCACGTCACTTGCTCAGCTTCGGTTGAAGGATCACCCGGGCGATCATCACCAGCAGGCCAAGCACGCCGTAGGCCACTGGTGGCAGCACAGCCTGAAGTTGCGGCATCAGCTGTTCAGCTACCCCCAGGGCTGCAATGGCGCCACCCGCTTGAACGCTGGTCATGCTCAGCGCTTGTTTCCAGTTGTCGATCAGTTGCATGGGTCACTCCTGCCGCTTGGGCAATTTGAAGTCGGTGAAGCGGTCAGCCAGGGCGGCAACCTTCTTCACACCGAGGGTGCCAATGCAGGCGCCGACGGCAGCTGCAAGGCTCGAGGGGAGATTGAAGTATTCGAGCAGCGGGAATGCCCCGGCTGTGATCGCTCCGCACAGGCAGGACTCAAGCAGGGCCTGTCGCCTTCCCCCGCCACCGTAGATGACGCGCAAAAAAGCGATCCAGCACGACAGGGCCGCGGCATAGAACATCGGGGCATGCTGGCTGAGCCAGGCCATGACGATGAGCCAGGTTTCTGGGTTCTTCTCTGGCATATGTGACATCCAGCGTCCTCCCTTGTGGGGAGCGAGAATAGGTCCGGCACTCCCCGCCTCTCTCATCCGCTCGGAGCAAAGACGATGGCGTGGGTGCCAGATACGAAAAGGCCCCTGCGGATGCAGAGGCCTGAATGAGGCCCTCTTACGGCGCGACGAACTACCGCGCTGAGGGCATGGGAGGAAACTGGAGACGCAAAAAACCCCGCTCGAAAGCAGGGTTGGTGGAGCAAGTTGCCGCAGGCAAAATACTCAATATGGCGAAATGATGCCCTCAGCCGTGCGGGAAGTCAAGCGGCCTCTCGCATCTTGTAAATCACCCCGCCTATCGGGCTCAGCGCCTTCGCGTCGATGTCATAGCAGGCGTCGAAGCAGAGTTGAACAAACGGCTCCCAGTCTCGGCCCCAGGCAGCGGATGGCAGCTTGACCCCGTACTCGGCATTCACCCAGGACCTGAACAGCTCCGGCTTGATCAACGGGTCATCATTTGCCGACTGGCCGCCCTGGTGCATGTAGCGGTAGCGACGGAACACGCCCTTGGCCACGTACTCGGCGCGCTCTCTCTTGTCAGCGGTCATGCGCGGCGCCCGGGTGCACGCCAGATTGAACACCGCCTCTGCCGCCCCTTCCCGGTCATCATCAGTTGGCTCGGCCGCATACATGGCATTGCCAAAGGCGCGCAGCTGGTGGTGCAGACGCGCGATCGCCGATTGAATCTGGCCAGCCAATGCGCCGTGCACTGCGTGATTCGCAGTTGGCCCGCGCTCGGTGGTCTGGACCACAACGCCCAGCAAGGCGACGTCCGAGGTCTGGCCCGGGGCCGGGTTGTACGTGCAGTCGTGCCATGCCTGGCGTGCAGAATTGATCTTCATGCTGCTGCTCCCTTCAATTCTCTAGTCAGGGCCCGGTACTCGGCCTTGATGGTCTTGATCTCGTCGACGGTGTACTTTCGGGCCGAATGAGGCCCTTCGAGCCACTCGACTTGTGCGTCGCCGATCAGCTGTAGGAGCGAAAGGCGGTAATTCACCAGGTTGCCGGACAGGTGCGTATTGCACGGGGCGCACTGCTTCCACACGTTGAGCGGCTCGAATCGCAGTTCGGGGTTCGCTCCTACAGAGCGGTAGTGCCCAGCGTGGTATTGGCCTTCGTGGTGGCGACCGCAACTCACACAAGGACGATCGGCGTCACGCAGGCGAATCCATTCGTTGAATGCTGCCTGGGCTTCGCGCAGGTGTTCCGCCCTGCTCTTCAGCTTCTCCTTGCGGACCTTGATATCCCGGCGCTCGATCTGGGCCAGCGACTTTCGCGCCTTCTCCTGATTCACGTCCTTGATGGCCAGGCCACACTTGGGACTGCACACTGCCTGCCCCAGGCGCTGAGTCGGAAAGCTGATGCCGCAGGCCGGGTTCTTGCACTTCTTCGGGCGGGGTTGCTTGGCGGATAGGCTCATGCCAGAAACTCCAAGGTGTGACGCTCCTTCCCGGTGCGGCGCAGGAAGTCTTGGCGCTTCGATACAGCAAGCAAGTAGCACTGAGCGCATGCAGAGTCAGCCGGCGCCTTGAGGATTGTTCTGGCGAGGCGGATGCAGTAGTTTCCACAAACGCAACGGCAGACCCATCTGTTTTTAGGCCCGTCGTAGCGACCGATGACGAGAAGCCGACCGAATCTTGTGCCGACAAAACCTCTGTCGCCTTCTGGGCTTTGCTTCGTCGGCAACGGAAGCGCCGAGCAGATCTCGGTAGCCAGCGCGCGATATTCGAAAGACTCTCCACGCGAAACCACTCGCGCGGCACTTCCATTCACTGGAGTCTCATGTCCTTGTCTCATGCAGCCACCTCGCCCAGCAGATCCGTGAACACCACTCCCCGCGCCATGAAGTCGGCAACGATGCGATCCGTGTAGGCGATGCCCTGGGCGCGACTGAACAACCGGGTTACCGGGAATCCGTCCGGGCCGAACAGTGGGCAGCTGCCCATCAAATCGAGCTTCTGCTCGTAGCTCAGGTGTCGCATGGTGCGATACCAGGAGTTGCGGAAGTCGTCTTCCTCGTTCAACAGGATCTGCACGCCGAAATGCAGCTTGCAGTACCGGCGGGCATCCTCCACGTCACCGATCTGCGTCATCGCAGCGATGCGCTGGTACAGCGAGAACCACAGGGCGTTTTGATCGAGGGTGCGATCCTTGCCCGGGCGCAGCGACACAACGACGAACTTCTTCTCGCGGAACATGGTGGTCAGACTGGTGATGGCCTCGGAAAGCTTGGCCTGACAGTTGACGCTGATCTTGTCAGTCATGGCTGCACCGCCTTCGGTTCAAGGCGCGCAAGGCGCTCACGCAGGCTATTGATCTCGTCTTGGTACTGGTCAGCCAAGGTTGTCAGGTCATTGAAGTTGACCCAGTTGCCGTGCTTCTCCGGAACCCGAATAACGCTGCCTTTTTCATCCTCCCCGCCGCGCCAGAAGTTGAAACGCGGCAATTCGTGAACCTTGTCCCACAGGTCGTATCCTTCACGCGTTTGGATATTTCTCATTTGGAAGACTCCTTGCTCACGCCCATCTCGCCCAATACCAGCGCAGCAATACCAAAGGCTTCGACGCCCATCGGGGTTACTCGCAGGATCTCGTTCAGCGCAGCGATCAGCTCATCGTTCTCAGCCTTGAGTTGGTCATATCGGTCTCCGATCTTGTTCCGATCCCCCCTGGCTTCGTTGCGCGACTCAGTCAGCATTTCGTTGTCGGCGATCAGGCCCAAGACTGCGGCAGGGTTTGCGGCCGCCACGTAGCGCAGACATGCGTCCTTCTCAGAGTCGATACTCTCGTATGCCAGCAAGGTTCCGAGATCAACATCGAAAACGTAGCTCGTGCCAGGCGCATACTCAGGACCGAACCAAGGCCCCTCTGGTGCCGCCTCGGCCAGCCGTTTCAGTTCGCTGTAATCGCTCATGCCGTCACCGCCATTGTGAACAGGACGCAGAACACGCCGATGGAGAAACCGGCCGCGGTGCAAGCAAGCGTGGTCATGGTTTTGTTGATCGTCGGCTTACCCATGGGCATGCCCTCCCCGGCTCTTGCGCAAGTCGGCCAGGGCCTGGTTGCCGATCGCCGCGGTAACGCGACCGTCGACCCGCTCTGGCAAGGCCAGCGGAATGTTCCGCAGGCGCTCACCGGCCAGCATCATGCGGATGGTGATGTCGTAGTTTCGGTCGAACAGCTTGCGGCTGACCTCGGCCTTCATCGTGTTCAGCGCGTGGAAGCCACACTGGCTGGCAGCGTGGTACACGGCCTGGTGCGACCACTCCCGCCCTCCCGCCATGCTCGGGTGAGCATTGGCGACGGATTCGGCGTAGGCCGCTTCGTGGGACGGAATGCCGAGGGTTTCAGGGGTTGGCTGGCACATGGCGATGAACTCGCCCACGCTCGGCGCGAACGGCTTCTGGAGCTTGCGGCAGTTCTCGATGCCGTACCGGATCTGGTCCAGTTGGTTGATGCCTTGGGCCATGAATGCCTTGATCCAGCTGCGTTTCGCCGCCTTCAGGGCGCTGTCATCCGGCCAGGCCTGCCGCCACGCCGGGAAGATCGCCTGCAATTCCTTGAACAGCGAGTTCACGACGTCGGTGGTACCGGTGTCGATCTTGAGCGCAGCAGTCTCCACAGCAGGCAGGTTGCCCAGGGTCTGCATGAGCTGATTCGGAGTCTTCATCACAGCGCCCCCAAATCATCAGCCCAACTCCGGTCGTCGAAGTCGGGGCCGTTGGCTTGGCGACGTGGCGGGAACGGGTGGACGTTGCTGTACACCTTGACCTCGTCCTCCCAGCGCATACCGTTGAGCCAGGTGGTCGGCATTGGGATGTACTTCCCACCATCCTTGATCCAGTCAGCGGAGACGACCTGCGCAGCCAGTCCCTTGGCGATCACGGCGAACAGATCATCGGTGACCTTGAGCTTCGCCCACGCCTTCTGCGCCTTGGCCTTGTCCTGCTTGCGGGGATACAGCGCCCAGAACCTCGGGAACAGGTCATCGGCCGTCGCTTGCGACGTATGCTTTTGATCTATTGGTTCATGGTTAGTGGTTAGTGGTTCTTGGTTAGGTGCCGATTCGTGCACGACTGGTGCACGCTGCGTGTTGTTTCCTGCACGCTTCGTGCGCTTGTCCGCTTCACGCTTTTCTGCAATCTCCTTATTTTTCAGGGCCGTAGCGTGATAGGCGCTAACTTCATCCTGAATGCGGGCCTGGACGTAACGACCATCAACAAGCTCGAAGAATTTGCGCAAAACAAGCTCAACTGCGTCGACTTCGTCCTTATTTCTGGCCCAGCACCAGTCGATTGCTTCTTCCAGCGTAGGGAAGCGTTCACGGTCATAGCACGCATCGAGCAAGAGCGTGTACGCACCGTGCTCGAGCATGGTTAGGCGGCCGGCCTTCTTGTGGTAGTCACCGATGTTGCGTTTGAAGTAATGCATCATGCGACCTCCCGAATTTGATACTGAGCCCACAAGCCAGCAACCCAGGTGACGCCCTTGGGGGTGAATTTGGACTGGTTGAAGGCATGCCCGCCGTCAGTGGTGCCGGCTCGCACCTCAAAGCGCCCCGCGTCGATGTGAGGCTGATACGCCTGCCATTCGCCGCCCATGCGGTACATGATTTTTTTGTCGATCAGGAATTCGCGGAATCGCGACTCGTTGGCCTTCAGAAGCTTGGCGGTCTGGCGAAAGCCCTTGAGCCCCGTCGAATCGACGTACTTCTCGACGAAGGCAATTTTCGGAGCTGCCTCAATCAGGGCCTGACTGGCAGCCTGCTGCAGCTCGAACTGTTCCGCCCAGGCACGGGCGGCGGCGGCCGGATTGGAGAAGTCAGGGAGCGTGGCAATAACCCGCGGCCCCTCCAGCTCTTTCAGCTTTTGCAGCACGGATCGGCGAACGGCTTTCGATTCGCGCATGCCTACGAGCATGCATTGATCGAGGGTCAGCTCGTAGCTGGCCATATCCACGCGGCTTTGGGGGTGTGCAATTATTTTGCACTCCCCCAGTTCATCACCGAGCTCGTCTTGAACACGGATAATGAACTGATCATTTCTGACTTTCGGCTCACCAGCCTGGCTGCGAGCCTCGTTGACCATGTCGCGAAGTTCGATGCTCGAAATCGTCCGCGACACGTTTTGCGATTGCATAAAACGTGTCGCGACCTTGTTCTGGGGATTGCTGGTTTCTATTGAATGGTGCATGATTCGCTCCACAAGCGTTTGAAGAGAGCCGGGTCACTACCCCGGCTTTTTTTTGCCTACTGAAAACCTCAGTCCCTTTAAAGGGCCCTTTCTTCGGTCCCTAATAAGAGACTGAGCGCTTACCTTCGCGGCCCGAGCTGGACTACGTTGTCCTCATTGGATTTCCCCCTTCGCGAGAGAAATCGACCGGCCTTGCGCAAGATCTGCGATGCCAGCTCATCAGTGCTAACTCCCATCTCCGAGGCCCAAAGTTCAAGGTCCTCGAAGTCGTTCTTCCTGAACTGCGCGACCTCAACCTCACGGATAGGCGTTGCATCGTTTGCTGCTGGCATCGGTCCTCCCATGACCTATTCAGGCCCTGAGCTTTTTTTCGCTGATTAACGGCAGGTAGCCGTGCTCTTTCTTGAATGCCAGGGCGGCGAGGATGATCTCGCGAGCCAGCACGCTGTGTTGCGCCTTGAGCTCGTGGGCGTACCCCTTGAGCTCATGGAAGTCTTCGTCATCCAGACGAACCTTGACCTGGTGGTCGTGGCGGTGGGCTTTGTCGTCATAGGCCATCAGGTGTTCCCCTGCTTGCTTCTGTGATCGTGTGGTCTGGATGAGCTTTGCAGTTACGCTTCAGGGCCTGCTCAGTCCCTTCTTCGGAAAGGCTTTACTGCTCCCCGCGGACTTCGGGGTTTTGTCCGTTGAGCCAGCTCTCGACGCATCAACTCGGCGGCCAGTTCTTCGGGGGTTACCCCCCTCTTCTCTGCCTCACGCTCAAGCTGCTCCATCTCTCGCTGGCCCAACTGGACCTGTTCGATAGGCATGGGGCCTCCTTTGGGCCTTCAAGCCACTTGGTGTTCGTCGGTATTCTCCGAAGACAATGCAGCAAGCTGCGCTTCCAGCAACTCACGGCACAAAACCGCTCGCTGAGTGCGGTGAAACTTGGCCAGGGCCTGGATTAACTCGAACGTGTCCTCATCAACCCGGACCTTGATCTCCCGGTCATGTAGGTGCTTGGGATTGGCGTACATGCAGGTCTTGCTCCTTGCTATTGAAAAAGTTAGGCGGCGGATTTCTTGAGCGAACTGGCCGGATCGTCTTCACGCTTGGCGATCAGCGCCCCGCTTGACTCCTTTTCCAGCACACATTGCATTGGGTAGGAGAACCCGCCTGTTGTACGGCATTGAGATACGCGGCTGCCGGTGACGCCAAGGGCATCTCCGATCGCGCGTCCGGTGCCGAAAAATTTCAGGGCTTCGTTGTAGGTCATGGGAAAACTCCATTGTCTGCGTCGAGTTTAGAGTTCTTAACAGCACAAGGCAAGTTATCTAAACATCGATATGTTTAGAATCCTTAATATGGAATTCAAAGATCGCGTCGTAGCACGCATGAAAGAGCTGAATCTGAGCTCAACCGACATCAGCAGACTGGCCGGTGTATCGAAGGCAACCGTTAGCTTTTGGGTGAACGGTACCAATGGTGCGAAGGGCAAGAATTTGCTCGCCTTGGCAAAGGTTCTTGATTGTTCGCCTGATTGGCTTTCCGATGGAACCGGATCGGCTAACGGTCCTTCCGAGACAACCGTTGGTCCGGGCTCAACGACCGCCGCAATAGTGGCGCAGATGCTTTCATCCAGGGCCGGTAAAAACCTGTCAGACAAAGCACGCGAGGCGATGCTTGCAGCGGCCGCCGAGGCGGACAGCAGCCCCCAGGAAACGCAAGATCACCTACCGTCAGCCTACTCCAGCCTTCGCCCAATCCAGGACGAGATCTTGATACCGCAATACGACGTGCGCGCTGCGATGGGACACGGCCAGGTCCCAGCCGAATACAGCGAGGCCGTCCGAAACCTGGTGGTTCGCGAGGCCATTCTTCGCGAGAAAGGCGTTACGTATACCTCCTCCACAGCTTTGGCGATGATCACCGGCTGGGGTCAGAGCATGGAGGGCACGATCAATGACAAGGATCTAGTCATCGTTGACCGAGGAATCAATGATTTCATTGGTGAAGGGATTTATGTGATTACTTGGCACCAGGAGCTTTATATCAAGCGCATGATGCGCCTGGATGAAGAACACTTTCGGCTGATCTCGGACAACCCGCATTATGAGAATCAGACCGCACGCGTAGATGACGTAGCGATCCACGCGAAGGTGTTACTGATCTGGAATGCGCGCAAAGCATAGTCGTACGTTGACGTGAAAAAGCCCGCTGATGCGGGCTTTTTTTATGACTAGAAAGGCGCGGGCTCTTCCAAAGACACAAACTCATCTCGGGCTTCTACCTGAGGGTCATCGTCTGAGCTGGCCTCCCACTGAAGAGTTACAGACTCGTCGTCATTGAAGGTCATTTCAATTCCATCTGTATCGGCAAGCATGCCCATCACCTCATCCCACTCCAGATCACCGTCGGTGTCCAGTCGGTTAATGGTGACCCACCGTTGCTGCTGAGCTATAGGGTGGTTAATCATCGAAGAAACACGTAGTCCCAGGCGCTCTAGCCCCGTCATTACCGTTCTCTCCTGCTGCTTCTTCGGCTTCGCCATCTGACCCTCCAAAAAACTGTATATCCATACAGGTGCAGCGCAAGACTATCTGATCTTTCTCAAATCCCCAAGCCCTGAATCCACTTCATCGCGGAGTGGAACGTACGTCCATTCTGTTAAGTTTTCTAAAATAATTCTTGACTCATTCTGTTTAGTTTTCTAAATTTGCTTCATCGCAGTCACCCAAGAGGGACCGCGAAGGGCCTCAAAGAGGCTCGCCACACGACTGGTGAAGCCGCCAGATAGCCCGGGATCAGCGAAGTGATCTCCCAGCCCCCACCGGGGATCGACTGGAACCAAGTTCTTTAAGCAGGACGGACCAACAGATTTCACTG